TGACCGTTACGGTTCTTTCTCAAGGCAACTTGTACTTGCTCGACCGGTTCATCCGTGTCCGTGGTCCCAGGGCGGTGCATCAGCAGGACCGCATCGGCATCCTGCTCGATGCTGCCTGACTCACGCAGGTCGGACAGGCGCGGCTCGCGGTTCTGCTGCTCCATACCTCGATTGAGTTGCGACAAGGCGAGCACCGGTAGGTCTTCCCGCAACGCCAGTTGTTTCAGCGAACGAGAAATGGCGCCGACCTCCACGGCGCGGACCTCGTGGCCGGGACAGGTGAGTAGTTGCAGGTAGTCGATTACCAGCAGGCGTGGTCGGCGCGCAAGTCGGGCCAAGCGGGAGCATATCGCTCCCATCGTGGCCTCGTGAGCGTCTATGAAGGTTACGGGCAGGTGGCGCAGACGGTCGGCTTGCAATTCGAGATCGGCCTTGGCGCGTTCCGTGAGAAACCCGCGCTTGAATGGTCGCTGCACCCCGGATGCGGCGGTCAGTAGTCGGGCGGCGCAATCGGCGGCGCTCATCTCAAGTGAGACGTAGGCTATCGGATGGTCGATGGAGGCGAGTTTACGGGTGAAGTGGAGGGCGAGGGCGCTCTTCCCTATGCCCGGACGACTGGCTAGGATATACATGCACCCATTGCGGAACCCTCCGTTGAGGGCTTCGTCCAGTTCATTGAAACCCGTTGGCAGGGCGTTCGGTCCGCCTTCATCGGTGGCGAGATATTCGGCGTGGGCTGTTGCGATGGCCTCGGCGCACCCGGAGGCGCCGGTGCCGCCTTCGTCGGCAGAGGCGCATGCGGCGTTGAATTCGGTCAGGGCTTGGGCATGGTCGGCGCGGGGATCGTTAAGGGCGTCGGTGAGGGCGAGGTTGGCCTGCTTGATGGTTCTGGTTCGGCGGGCGTCGAGGAGGTATTTGGCGAAGCGGTCGAGGAGCGGGGCGTGCAGGCTGTGCTCGGCCACGCGGAAGACGTGGTCGTCGCATTCCGGCAAGCGCAGGGCGAGGTCGAGGTAGTCGAACGGTCGGGATTCGGCGCACAGGTCGGTGAGGGCGTTGAATATCGCCTTATGGGCGTCGTCCTGAAAGTCCTCGGGGGAGAGGGTTGCGGTTACCTTGGCGGCGTTGTCCGGGGCGAACAGGGCGTGGGCGAGGGCGCCGAGTTCGGCGTTATATTGGGTAAGTTCCTCCACCCGCTAGGTCGTCTCCGTTTCTCGCATACACTTATCGAAGCGCTTGGTTGAGGGTTGCGCCGCATGGAGGTGGGCGTACTTCGGTTTCTGCGCGGTCTCGTTGCAAAAGTATCGGTAGGCGACTTCCCAGTCCTCGTAGCGGGTGGAGTTGGAGAGGTGCAGGTTGCGGAATGCGGCAAGCGTCTTGGCGTGGTCGAGGCGGGCGTTGCGGGCAATGGATTCGGGGGGAGCGAAGTCGGCGGGGAGCGGGACTCCGGATGCGGCGGTCGCTTCCTTCTTGGGTTGTATTTTATCTTTACTGTATTTAGACCCTGCAACTCGGTGCGCGCGAGGGGGGGGACTCTGCGGAGGCCCCTGCTTGGGTACGTAGAGGGCATCTCTCACGTACCCTTTTATTATGGTTTGAATGGAGTCTGCGGTGAGGGCGGCGACGTTTTCGAGGTCTTGTTTCATGGTCGCCGGGATGGTTAGTTTAACCTGTACTTTCTTCATTGCAGGAGGTGGTTGCCTTCGAGGTCGGTGACGCGCAGTTCGGAGGAGGCTTCCCAGCGGGAGAGGATGCGGTCCATGAGGCCGGACAGTTTCACCTTGTCCCACCAGTCGGGTGGGTAGGCGTGGCCTCCTCTGGCTTCCTTGATCAGATCGCATGCTGTTGACCAGTCGTGGGCGGAGCGGCAGGATTCGAGGAGGTGGATTTCGTCGGGTGTTATCGGTGGATTTTCTTTCATTGGTCAATTTAGGTGAAGAGGTTGTTCGGGTGGCCTATTTCGTCCTCGCTGATCTCGGTTATTTCTATGGCTATGCCGGGTTGAGCGGAGCGGTATTTTTTGAACTGGAGGTGTACTATGCGCGCATCGTCTTCCCAGAACGCCAGTCGGCCCAATGCGTCGAGCATCATCTTGCATAGATTGTCGGCATCGGGTTTGCGGTCGTGACAAGTCCAGGTTCTTTCGCGGATTGCCTTCTTCTCGGACTTGAGGAGGGGGAGGCAGTAGTGGATGCGCAGGCGGAGGGGTCCGGCGAGGGGGTCGTCGGGTCGGTGGCGCATGAAGAGGGACAGGAAGTCCGCTTCTATGGCCTTTCCCTCCTTAGACTGATACATGCGGGGCTTCCCGCCTATCATGGCGAGCTTCTTCGCCGCTTGGGCGGTGGAGCGGGGGGGATTACACGGTATCCACGCCTTGAGCTTCATCGTCCCCCTTTCCCGCCTCTGTGGTGGCGCCGGGGGTGACGGTGACGGTGGCTTCTTCCAAGTCCCAGTCGAAGGGTTGCCCGGAACCGCCGTTCATGTAGTTGACTAGGCGTAGGGCTTGGTCGTGGTCCTCCAGTTCGGCAACCGGTTCGGGGCGGCGGTCGGGATCGGGGTCAAGGTACACCACGCAGTGGAGCACCGTTCGTTTACCGTCTTCCTCCTTAAAGTAATCCCGCTTATAGACGTAGCTCATAACTTACCCTCCTTGTTGGTGTTGTTCTTCGCCTTCTTCTTCGGCTTCTTCGCCTTCGGCATGCCCGACTCGTGCAGGCGCAGGGCATTGAGGACGTCGCCTTCATCGAAGGTCTTCTTGTTGCCCACCCGGCGACCGTCGAGGTCGTAGGCTGCGGCTAGGCGGTTCATCCGGTATTTGGATACGCCGTGCTGGCGCGTGATGTCCGCCATCGATATGCGCCGGTTGCTGGCCTTGGGCTTGAGGTCGATGCTTATCAGGTGTTCCGGGTAACCCGGCCAGAAGCCCGTCTCGGTGCAGTAGCTCCAGAGATTGCAGGCATCCCGCATGCGCCCGAGTTGGGCGTTTACGTCCGAGCCGGAGATGGTATAAAGACCCACGGCGTGGGGGCCATCGCGGGACTTCTCTACGACGGCGAATACGAATTTCTTCACGGGATACCCCAGCACCCGGAGTCCTTCCCGATAGAAGCAATTTTGGAAATCGTACCCGAATTTGCGGACGGAGGAGGTGAACCCTCTGCGCGAGGCGGACCCGCTGGTGGTCTTCAAATCCATCACTATCCCCTGCTCCGGCAGTAGGAGGTCCGGGCGAATCCGGCAGGGGCATCCCTGATAGGAAAAGAACCCGGACTGTTCTACCAGCGCGCCGTCCTCGGCCAGATAGCCCGCCACCACGGGGTTGGCGAGGACGGCCCCGGCCAAGTCGAGGCAAAGGTCGTAGTCGCTCTTCTTCAGGAAGGTCACCTCGGGGCGCTCGGCCTGCATGACCGCCAACGCCTCCTTGTACACCTTCGTGCGCGGCCCGCACCCGTCGATTTCGTCGGGGATGTAATCGTACTCCTCCTCGACTTGTCCGGGTTGCAGGACCGCCATATGGGTCATGCTGCCTATGTCAAAGTAGGTGGGCCTGACGGCGGGCGGGTTGTCCAGTTCGTGGCGTGCGTGCTGGGCGGAGGTATCGACTAGCTTCTTGGCGGTGGATTGGTTGAGTTCGGGTCGGGAGTGGTACTCCTCATTCGACATTTCCTGTAGCATCAGAAGTCCGGGTCTGCCAGTGGATTTCCGCGAGGCTCGAAGGGATCATCGCCTGAGAATAGGGCAACGAGGTCGATGCTCGACTTCTCGTATGCCTCCTTTACTTCGGCTGATATTTCCGCCTTCGGTTTCGGCATCACCGAGTAACGGGTTTCCAGTCCTTCCCCGGAGCGATTGACCGAGACGTCGAACTCGGACAAGTCTTTCCATGCCTCGTCCTCCGCAAGGCTCACGAGTTCGTTCTGGATTCCGCGCTGGGTAACCTCCCAAATCTGGATGGCCTCGACGCCGTAATTCCATACGATCAAGGCCCAGAATTCCTTGGGTTTCTCATCGTACTTCGATGTATCCAGATCAACCCCCGGCGGGGTGCGTTCGGGCCTGCGCGCGGGTTTGCCCTCGGCGTCCGTGGTCGTGAGCCACCCGATGAAGCCCAGAATGGCTGTCGGTGGCTTGGCATTGAAGTCGCCCAGAATTCTTATCTTGTTGTCGCCCGGAAGCAGTTTCATATAAGAACCTGCGGGGTTCTGGAGGGGTTTGTAGTTATCGGGAAGG